GTTGCAATGAAGTTCGCGGCATCCTGAATGTACGCAATGGAGATATTCGTCAACGGTCTGTTGACATGCACGTCTGATGCAGTAGGAAGTGGCATGTGTAAATGCTCCTTTCAAAATCTATTTAAGCTGCTGTTACAGCTTGCTCGGTGCGGGCTGCCATAAGATCGAAATGGTCTGCCCTGCCGTTGTACAGGTCTCAAGCGCCTTGCCGAGAATGTAATCGCCAGATGCTGACGCCACAAATCGGCCGGAAGAATCCGAAGAAACAGAATTGCCGGCTGTGATGGCACCGCCGACAACGCCCTTCGTTACGCCAATGCCGACCATGACATTGGCCGGACGTCCAGCAGCGGCAGGATCGTCCTGCAAAACGCCGTCGCCCAACTGCCCATCCCCACAGGCGGCCACATTACCGCTGCTGTTAACCTTCATGATATAATACTGGGCAGCGCTCAAATCACCATTTGCTGGAAGCGAAATGCACTTCCCAAGATTTTCAGTTGCCATGATTGTGTTTCCTCACTTTCCTTATACTGTCACCCGCCGCCCGTTACTGGGCGTTTTGCAGGTATTCCTTGTAGAGTTCGGGGTTCTGTTCCAAGACCAGGGCGGTGGCCTTTTCCTTTGTCATCCCCTTGGCCACGTGCTCAGCAGCCTTTTTCTCGATCTTATCCCAGGCACTTCCAACCGCCAATGTGCTGGTGCTTTTGCCAATAGGTGCCGTCAACGACCCAAAGGCTTCATTCGCCTTCGTCAAAATGTCCAACACCTGTTTGGATTCTGCCTCTGGTAGTGTGCCAAGGCTCTTCAGCACCCGAGCCTTCTCCTCGGCTGTTCCGGGAATGTTGGGATACTGTGTTTCTGCGGTTTCCTTCAGCACAGCAAACTTCTGCGCGTCGTCAGCCGCCTTGGCAACAGCCTCAGCCGCCCGCAATTTGGCCTCTGTGTCTTCCAATTGCTTTTGGATGTTGTCAAATTGCTTCTGAACATCCTCTGGCAATCTGCTTGCCTTTTCGATACGTTCTGCACTGGCAGCTAGCAAAGCCTGACGGCCCCCACTATCTGCTTTGGCAAATTGCTCCTTTTCGTCTGTGGTAAGGCCATCATAGGCCGTAGAATCTGCCTCATCCAACTGAGCCAAATCCCGCTGCAAAACAGCCTCATCCAATGCCTCTTCTGTCTTGGCGACAAGTGCCTCAAGCTCGCTAACTTTCGCCTCCAACTGTTCACTAGTCATTGGCATTTTCATGCCTCCTTTCAATTCGGTTAAAATCAGTTATGCAGATCCACGCATCCGCGAATACTAAAGTTTACACCATGTCTTGGTGAATGTCGAATCAAATGGCCGGATTGGCAGAACGGCTCCTTCGAGTTAACTTAGCAGCAATAGATGAATGGAGCTTTGCCTTCCTTTGTGCCTCCAACTGCTGTGTGGAGTTCTTTGGATGCTTTGCTTCGAGTTTACGCCACGTCTTGGCAGCCTTCAAATTAAGATCGGCCGCATTACGAAGGTTCTGTGGTTTTCCTGATGCCAAGGCAGACTTGGTCTCTTTTTTGGCTTCGCTTGTCATCTTTGCTGCCGTACGGGTATGTGTGCCTATATCACGGCCTCCAGGCGAAAACCGGGAGGATTGCCTTGCATTGGCGAACCTTCCCCTGGTATCGTGCCAAGGGTTGAATTTCTCCAATTTATCTTTCACACCTTTCAATCGTACTTCGGTTTGGGATAGACGGCTCGCTAGCTCATCTTCCATATCTTTCTCCTTAGGTTTCTTGGTAGGTGGTTTCTTTGCCTTCGCCACATCGACATAGGCAACCTCTACCATTACCGGCTCCCCCAATGTGACCTCCAGCTCTTTACCTCCTAGGTCTGCTTCGTAATCAACACGATATGTCTTACCCTCATAATCGTAAATCACACTGTTCTCAAACATATCGCGGATCCATGGAAGAGGTTTGATGAACCCTACGTCAGAAGAAACTCCCCCAACTATCTTCTCTTGCAGTGCCCTTTCAATAAACGACTGCAACCGTGACAAAGATTGATTGGCACGAAGAACCTTAGAGACTTGCGATCCAGGCCTAATCATTCGAAACCTGCTGTACTCCTTAGGATCGGCCTGGCGAAACCGCATGGTGTTCTCTGTTACATCCGCCTCGCCAGCGTGCATTTTGTGGTCTTCAAGCCAGCCTTTGGCCTCTTCTTCATCCCAAAGATCCTTATCAAATACTACAGACTGAATACCAGATGTGCCGTCCTCTTTGAATCCAATATTGAATTGGACACCTTTGGTGGATTTCCCGACTGTGTCATTCCGTTTTAGCAGAACGACCTTCGAAAGATGCGCAGCAGGATTGTCCACCAGACTGACTTCATCCAGGGTCACATCGCTCAGCTGTGATTTTATTGTAGCCATAAGTTACCTCTATTCATTCAACTTCTGCCGAACACCTTTACCATGGATTGAGAAGGCTGTGTAATCGCCTGACTTCACCTTCTTCCAAACTTCGGAATCCTCAATTTTGAAACCGCACCACCATGCTGACTTGCCAAGATTGACCCCAATAGACTTTTGCTTCTCCTTTGTGAATACCATCGACTCCACCAGTTTTCCTACGCCTTCGGCACGTCGATGCATCTCCCCCACGCGGCGGCAATTGCTCACGAAATCATATGCCATTTTCTCCATCTCGTCTTCGGAGATGACGTCCCCTTGCTTGTCTACCACACTTTTGCCAGCCTCCTCCGCCACGGTGACCCAGCCGAAGACCATCTGCCGATCCATGTCCACCTTTGCAATCTTTGTAGTGAACTCCGTAGGCCCGTGCTCTTTTACAATCGCTTCACCAGAGAATTTATACTCTTCCCGCAGATCCCCGGTACACACCCACAAGGCATCCGCTATGAATTCAAATGGCTCTGGGTGTACGCACGTTCCTTCCGCCTCCGAGTCAATATAGGCTAACGTCATATGGGGAGTGTATCCATTATTCAATACAGGCTCTATCCCAAGAACTCGAAGGCTTCTAATTAGCTCCTCCCGCAAGGCCTCTAAGCGAGGTATATTGACAAGCCGGATAAGCACATCTTTCCCATCGCTTGAAGGGCTAGCCGGAAATCGCCCGGCCCCACCAATAGAGCCATTCAGAGGTGCATACTTCTCAGATACTTTTTTGCATGCCACACCAACCATTTCTAGCTGTGTCTCTGTCAGATCCTTGCCCAGATACAGAACTGTGACATGCAGATCCACAGACTCCTCTCCGCCGTCCACAGTCAGATCGAACAATAATTCATCTGGTGGAAAAAGAGCTATCATGGTTCCGTGTGCCTGCTTAGCCACTGGTTCCTTATAGGCCGCCATACGAGCGTGGACCGCAGGGGCCCACTTCACCATATCATCTTCCAGGCTTTCTGCGAACTCCTGCACAACGTCGGCAGGTACTTCAAATTTGATCGTATCAGTCGCCATATTTCACCGTCCCTATATATCCAGCCTTTGCCTGTGCACTGTTCCAAGGAATTCTGGCATGGAACCCTTCAAATTTGAAGAGATCTGCCCGTTTAATGTCAGGATTGATAATCGCTGTATAAGTGAACCCTCGCACCTTCCTGCCCAGCTGCTGCCCAATCTTTTCCACTGCCGCTTGCTTCCGCTCCATAATCTGCTGTTGCTTCTTCACATTCCAGGCCAGCTTCTGTTCTTTGCTGGCCGTTTTCAGCCACGCTGTTTCTTTTACTCCAGGTTGTCCAATCGTGGCCCGCCAGTGCTGTGCCGGCTTACTGTTGCTAACTAGCCCAGCCTTGACTTCGATGACATGATGGTTCTGAATCAAGTCCACCGGAAAATTATTGACCTTGACATTCAAACTACGGGCATCTTTCTTACCCTCCATCTTCAACCACTCTGTTACCAGTTTTTCGCCAACGGCCCCCACCTCTAATTTGGACATTTTATTGCTTGTCGCTATAGGTTCCCCATGGAAGACCTTATGAGCCACAACAGTGACTCCACCAGAACTGCTACCACGGCATGGAGCAAACTGTCCACCACGGTGCGTCCCGGCTGGAACACGACAAACAGCCTTAAAGATAAGAGGTATTAACATCAGTAAACCTTCTTTTGATCCAAACCGCTCCGATCTGTAAGCACCACATCTGTGACAGGTGTAAGACTTCCCAGCCAACTCAAAAAATCGGCCACAGGATCAGGTGAATACTGCAAATGCGCCATGGCGCCAAAAAGGGAATGCAATCTTGTAACAATAAGACCAGAGTTATCTGGCCCTGTCCAAACGCCGTCCTTGTACTCAACACGCACTCCGAATACAGTACAGGCCGTCATTTCGCGCCTCCTGTCAATAGGCCAACCATCAAGTCAAACATATCAGAATCAGCATCGGCAAACTTCTGCCAATCTTCGTAAAGGAACTGCAACGTCATGCTAGTGACTTCAGTATAACCATCCTTATACTGCTTTCCTATGTATGGATCGATGAATTTGTCCTTCTTTGCCACCTCATCGGCACCAAAGCCACTCTTACCAGTCAACGAAGTTAGACTGACGGCAACTTCTCCTTCTGTTCTATCGGCTAAGAACTGTTTTGCAACAGCACCAATTTCTTCTATGTTCTCTTCTATCACATGACCAAGCTCATGCACATGAATAGCAATGTTGTCGTTCGCAGTCACAAAAATTTGACGTGTACCTGGATCTGACCAAGCCCGCCCGTCTTCCGCAATACCTCTCACAAAAACATTGAGACCTTTTATGCCCTTATCGGCACGCACTGTGGTCTGTACAAAACTAGCCGCCTCCCTGGCGTTGGCCACCGCATATTTTTCCAGATTGCCCATTGGAAGAGCTGTTATTTGCACACCATCCCTCTTGCCAATGTCAGCGACAAAAGAATACAACGCCTGTTTCTTATGACGTAGCGCCCAGAATGCATCTTCGGCTTTTGAGGCCAGCGGAAGAAGATCCGTAAGTGGTTGATTTGCAGTTTCGGCGGCAGCCATGGATTGTGCTAATTTGTCCAAACGCTGTGCCGCCAGTAATTCTGCCCGGCTTAGACGTGAAACCCGGCGAGTTAACTTCTCCCGTATGGCTGCACCAGCCTTCCTGTAAGAAGCCATTCGCTCCTTAATGGTTGGCACCGCAGGCTGTAGCATACTGGCCCCCACTCCAGTAATTCCACCAAGGTAATCATGTAGATCTTGTGCGGCTGTAGTGGTACGAGTAAATTGCAGACCGACTCCACACCTACAGTGAGGGTGCAATGGTGGTAACGTAATCTCTCCTAATTCAGTTCGAAAGTTCTCGTTCAGCTTAACACCATCTACATTCATTTTAGGTACCTGAAGACAGATAGGACAGGCACCTGGAGCAGTAATCCAATGTCTTCGTGTTCTCTCCTCTGGCAGCACACCTTTTGAGGCATTCTGCTCCCATAGCATCTGTTGGCCGGCATTGGATGCCCGCAATGTCTCTGTCCGTGCAATCATTTTGGCACGATATTGCTTATACCGCTCGTAGTACCGTTGCACCATCTTTTCGGCCTGTGCATGCGGTAGTAGTCCCCCCTCATCTATAAGCCGTTCCAGTGTACTATCAAATCGCCTATCCCGCAAAGCCCGCTGCAAGGCCTCTCGTAATTGTGGACCCTCGCCATAAAGTGCCCGTTGGTAGTTACCAACAGCCCGTGCCTGCCTTTCCGTCAGCCCGATGATGCCACGGATTTCTCGTGCCTGCTCGTATGGATGTTTCCCTTCTTTGAACCCACGTATGACAACATCAATAACGCCTCTACGTGTGTCCTCAGATATCTCACGAATTAGTCTACCGCCTTGATCCCGTAACCAGTCAACGGCTAGTGGGTTCAGAACATCGAACTCAAACGCTGTTCCATATTTGGACGATTCCTTCTGAACTTCAGCTATGCCATTTTCTAATTTTTGCATCTCCGCATAAGCCGCCCGCCGAAACAAATCGGAGAAGGCCTCTTGCAATGAGGATTCTTGCACATCCAAACCGGAGCCATGGTAAACCTCTGTCAAACGGCCTTCGATGTTCATTACCTCCAACACCTGAGCCGCACGGCCAGATTCAAGTGCCTGTGCAAGTTCTGCCTCAGGTATACTGGTCGCCGTAACCTCGAACCATCGTGCTACAATTTCTGCCACCCGTGCCTCGGAGGCCACGGCAATTAGAACAGCAGGCGTCTGGGCAGGAGGCTCCTCATCTTCCACAGGCACAGCACGACGTCCTTTGTGAAGGACAATATGACGTCCAATGCGTGCCGCGTATACAGCCATTATCCCTCCTTAGCCTCCCCAGACGGGCCAGCAGGTGGAACCTTTGCCTTCTGCTTCGGCGTTGCAAAGGAATCTTCAGATTTCTGTGGTAGATTAGCCTGGGCCCGCAAGTGGGCTTCCAATTTCTCATCCGGGAACAACGGCATACCAGCTGTAGTCAGTGCAGTCAGGTAACTTCCCAATTCTTGGAGGTTCTGACTTTCAATATCCCCAGGAACAATTCTTGGTTGCTTCTCAGGTGGCAGTTTGATACCATTCAATCCAAGAAGACGAGGAAGCGCATGCATATTGATTGTATCGGCGATGCCATTAAGCAAAGCACCAAGTGAAGAAGCAAACATGGCTGTCTTGCTATCTGCCAATGCAAAACTGCCAACGGCCTGCTGCCCAAGCAGAATGAAGTCTGCCAAACAGGTCATTGCAATGGCCTTGTCATAGCGCGCAATGACAGGACTCATTTGAATTTGCCGTGTGCCAGGACTGGATTTCAGTTCAAATTCTAGTAGCTTTCGCCCCGACTCATCATACACCAAAGGTAGCAGAAGCCCATCCTGCTCGTCCCTCCGCAAGTTACGCATAATAAGTTTCAAGGCGGCATCCTGTGAAGCCAACTCTGCAGAACGCCAAATTACTGGAATACCAGCAAGGTCCCGTTCAATACCAATGCCTTCGATCTCCTCAATTTTCTTCTTAAAAAACCACGGACGATAAGCATTACGCAGCAGACTTCGCCCTTCAGGGTTATTCTTATGGACACCAACACGAAACAGCAAACTGCGGTCGATTGGTATTTCTACCGATTCATATTTAGGTGGCGCCACCTGCACAAATGCCTGAATTCCGCCATCTTCATCAAAACGCCACTCAGAAAGTGTGTCCTGTGCCCGGATAGGAATCTTACGCCATCCTATCTTACCATCTGAAAATCTGCTTCGCTGTGTTGGATCGTTCTTTTCCCCTACCCTTCGCTTGTAGATAATCTCGTGCCATGAGAACCCGTAGGTCAACATACTAAGAATCTCAGCAAGAAAATCAGACCACGCATGGCTCATATCGCTCATACAGCTGTGCACAAACTCGGCCGACTCCGCATCCTCTCCGTCTACCCGCCAATCCACATTACGGATCAGCATCTCAATTGCGAAGAACATTGCACCGACAACATAGTCGTTATCGCGCATCTCACGGTATTTGCGAATGGCACGAAGACCAGAAAGTTCCGCCAGCCATTCTTCACTAACTGTCCCACCCCAATTACTGGCACGTTGGAGCCCTGAAACACCAAGTTCTGTATAGAGATTTTTTGCGGGCTCTGTCTTCGCCACAATCTTGTCTGCTGTTCGTCTTGGCATACTATCTCCAAACACTATGTTTCGTCACGCTAACAATTTCTGGAATTTTGACATTACGGATTCGCCGTGCCGTTTCATTAAGAGCCTGACTAAAGGCATCCGCCTCATCGTCGTTCGGTGCGTTAGGCACAGAGCAAATTTCGTCGATGAACTCCGTAACCCAAGGTGCGTCCTCTGCAGATGGCAGGTACACATTCCCTGCCTCTACAATTGGGCTTACCGCAATCAGCCGTGCCGTCTTTTCGCCAGATACATTAACCGGAATGATGCCCCGTATTTTTCTTTTCAGGCTGTCAATGATGGCAGGACCGTTCGCTGTGTTCTCTACATAAATTGCTGTACACTGGGGCCACTTCGCCGCCATGTTCGTAACGGCCTCCTGTGTTTCAATAAATGCCATGCGCCGCTTCAACCTGTCCAGCAAATAGTAGTTGGCACCGCAGATGCCCCATACCTGGCCGGCAACGTAATCGGTACCTCGTGTATCTTTGAACGTCATATCCCAGGACTGGCATACGAAGTCAAACGACAATGTAAGCAGATCTGAACGACGGTAAAAACGTAACCAGTTGTGCTGAATAATGTTGCCTTCCAATAGATCCGGGCGTTGCTGCAACTGTGCTGCTGTCCCGTACCTACCAAGGCTTTTCTTTAGGTCATCAATGGCCTTACGGTCGAAGCGATTTTTCCATAGTAGCTCCCCCTCTTTCGTACGCTTATCTGGAAATCCTAAAGATGTCAC